CTCCGATGGTTTTACTGCTGATCTTTCGAAAGCAACTCCAATTTCTATCAACGATCTTCGCCAAGCTTTCCAGATCCAGAAGCTCTATGAGCGTGACGCGCGCGGCGGTACGCGCTATACAGAAATCTTGCGCTCTCATTTTGGTGTGATCTCGCCTGATGCTCGTCTGCAGCGTCCCGAGTACCTCGGCGGTTCTTCTGCTCGCATTTCGATCAATCCTGTCCAGCAGACTTCAGCTACGAATGAGACTACTCCGCAAGGTAATTTGGCTGCCTTTGGCGTTGTTTCAGATTCGTTCCATGGCTTCTCTAAGTCCTTTGTCGAGCACGGTTATGTTTTTGGCTTTGTGAATGTCCGTGCTGATTTGACGTATCAACAAGGTCTTAACAGGATGTGGTCTCGCCAGGGTCGGTTCGATTTTTATTGGCCAGTTTTAGCCCATCTTGGTGAGCAGGCCGTTCTTAATAAGGAGATTTTTGCGCAAGGCACTGCTGATGACGATAAGGTTTTTGGCTATCAAGAGCGTTATGCCGAGTATCGCTATTACCCTGGCCAAATTACAGGCAAGTTCCGCTCAACTGATCCGCAGCCGCTCGATTCCTGGCATCTTGCTCAGAAGTTTTCTTCTTTGCCGACATTGTCTTCGCAATTCATTCAGGATAATCCGCCCGTCGAGCGTGTAATTGCCGTTCAGAACGAGCCGCAGTTCCTGTTTGATTCGTATATTCGTTTGAAGTGTGCTCGTCCGATGCCTGTGTATTCAGTGCCTGGCTTGGTTGATCATTTCTAAGGAGTTGTTATGGCTTTAGTTATTTGGCTTGCCGCTGTAGGTACGATCGTTATCTTTGCTTTAGGGTGTTGATATGGCATTTGATTGGGCTTCTTTAGCTGGCGGAGCCGCTAATTTAGGTGCTTCTGCTGTTAGCGCCTATTTTTCGTGGAAGCATCAAAAAGAAGTTATGCAGAATCGGCATCAGTGGGAAGTTGCTGATATGCGTAAAGCAGGTCTTAATCCAATTCTTTCCGCAACAGGAGGTTCTGGTGCTCCTGGTAATGCTCCTATTATTGAAGCTCCTGATGTCTCTGGTGCGGCTGCTAAGGCCGTTGAGGCTTCCCTTGGTAGATCTCAGGAAGATTTGATTAAAGCTCAGACACAGCAGAGCGTTTCTTCGGCTCGTCAGGCTGAAAGTCAGACTGCTTTGAATAAGACTGAGGAAAAGCGTGTTGGTTTTGAAGCTGATCGCTCTCTTGAATCCGTAGGTACTCAAGCGTTGACAAATTACATTCTTAAGGAGCAATGGGCTCAGGAGAAGCTTAAGACTGCTAATTCTGCGCTGGAGACTGAAAGGCATAAGATGGCCTTTGATTATATGAAAGAGCATTCTGGAGCTTGGTCTTTTGGCCAATGGATGCAACTTTTGAATCCGTTTGGCACATCTGCTCCAGTTGTCAACTCTGCCGTTGGTGCAGCTCGTCTTGCAAAATGATAGATACGATCCTTAAGTTCGTTAATGTCTTGTTGAACTCCGGTTCTGCAATTTGGGAAGCCTTTAAGGCTGTCAAGAAACTTTTCAAAAAGTGAGGTCTATATGTCTCGTCGTCGTCATAAGCTTTCTCGTAAAGCATCTAAGCGTATTTTCCGCAAAGGCGCTTCTCGCACGAAGACTTTGAATACACGCGCTACGCCCATGCGTGGTGGTTTCCGCATTTAAGCGTTAACCCTTATTACCTGTCGCGGTTGCTATAGTTATCATTTTGAACATCTCAATTTTCTTTGGAGTGATTATGGCTACCGCGGCTTTTCGTTTGACTTTGAAAGACTTTGGCGTCTGCTGGCTTATCCCTGGCGAAGAAAGCTACGTTGGTCGTCGTAAGTTGGTGACCTGGACGCTTTATCGCGATCGTCCTTGGGTCTCATTAGTATCTTTTCAAGTTCGTTCTCGCTCTTCTCGTGAGACGATTCTTCGTGAGCTCCATATCGCGTGTCTTGAAAAATGCCTTGCTTTCACCCGATAACTGCATATCGTCTTGCTGGTCAAAAGACGAAAGATGGACAACGTAATGCGATTACGTTTGATCCGTCTAAAGCTATTCCGTTTTCTGAATTTAAGGTCCCGTGTGGCCAATGTATTGGCTGCAGACTTTCTAAGTCGCGAGAATGGGCCGCGCGTTGTGTGGTTGAAGCTAAGTCACATAAGAGCAACATGTTTCTTACGCTGACTTATGATGATGCTCATTTGCCTGAAGATGGTTCATTGCATTACGAGCATTTTCAGCTTTTCATGAAGCGCATGCGAAAGTATTTTATGAGCCGTTTTGGTCAGACGCTTCGCTTTTTTATGTGTGGCGAGTATGGCGATAAACTTGGTCGTCCGCACTATCATGCGATCATTTTTGGCGTGACTTTTGTCGATAAAAAGCTCTGGTCTATTCGCCGAGGCAATAACTTATATCGTTCTGCAACGCTTGAGAAGCTTTGGCCATTTGGTTTTAGTTCAATTGGTGCAGTCAGTTTTGAGACTGCGGCTTACGTTGCTCGTTATGTGACAAAGAAAATTACAGGTCCTTTAAAGCTTGAGTATTACGACGGTAAGGTTGCTGAATTTTGTCATTGCTCGCTTAAACCTGGCATTGGTCATGACTTTTGTGAAAAGTATATGACTGATATTTATACTAATGATCGACTTATTCTTAGCGAGAAGATTATGATGAATCCCCCAGCTTATTTTGATAAGTTGCTGGAGCGTTCTGATATTGTTCGTTATGAAGAGATTAAGCGTCTTCGCGAAAAACGAGGACGTGATTTTGAAGATACTGGCGAGACTTCGCCTCATCGTCTTTCAGTTCGTGAGCGCGTCCAAGAACTGAAAGCTGCCAAACTTAGGCGCGTTATGGAAGAGAATCAATCATGATCCTTAAAGTTTTTTCTGTTTTCGATTCGAAACTTCAGGTGTTTAATACGCCGTTTTTCAGCCGTTCTGAGGCTGATGCTACTCGATCTTTTTCTGACCTCGTTCGCGATAGTCGTACTACTGTAGGTCAGCATCCTGAGGATTTCTTTCTTTATTACATCGGCCTATATTCTGATGAGACTGGCGAGATCGATGGCTCTACTCCGACCCAGGTTGCTGCCGCGACCGCTTTCGTGTCTACGCTTGAGGACGTCAAAGCGGCCGCGCCTGCTAAGGCCGAAGTCTAAGTACAGACGCGGCCGCAACATTTAGATTCTTCTAATCAGTCCTTGCGTAGTGCGAGGACTTTTTTGTATGGAGCTTGTATGAAGTTCAAAATTAATCACACAAACGCTACGGCTGAAGGCATTGTCTTTACTGAACCGTCCATGACGCAGCAGCATTTTAAAGATGAGACGATGATCGACAACATCTTGCAGAAGTATGCTGAGACAGGTTTTTTGACTGATCCTTTTACGCCAAAGCGTCCAATCCAATTCGGCGACTTTTCTGATGTCAAAGATTTTCAGACTGCTCAGAATGCTATTGCTCTTGCAACTGAATATTTTGAAAGTTTGCCGGCCAATGTTCGCGCATCTTTCAATAATTCTCCGCAGGAATTTCTTAATGCGCTCAATGATCCTGAGCAGCGCAGTAAACTTGAAGAGCTTGGCTTTGTTGCTCCTGAAGAAGCTAAAGCTCCAGAGCCTAAAGCATCTGAATCTGCTCCTGTCGTTGATGAGAAGTCGTCTTCCCCTAGCAACAACGGGTAAGTACTAATAACAAATACATGGGATGGTTTCCATCCCTCTCAAACCATTTTACCCGCGTCGGTAAAATGGTTTCTTTTTTTATGTATATCAGCGATGTTCGCACGGGGGAGGTCCGGAACCAGTTACTTACTTGATGTAACTGGTTCCGGTGACACCCCGATGCACGTGCGGGTGCCCAACGCACTGCTCGGATGTTTGCTTTCTCTTTGATTTGTGGTATATGCTTTGCCATACGGTGATAAAGCTTTTTGAGTCTTGGTTTTAGAGCCGTAAGGCGATCGGTTCGATGAGAGGGCTTTCTGAACTGTTCGCCTTTTTTTTATCTATAGCTATTGGATAAGTACATGTCTTCTGTTAATCGTTCTACTCAGCATCTCTTCTCTCAGATTCCTTCAACGCAAATTCCTCGATCGGTCTTTGATCGTTCGCATGGATATAAGACAACTTTCAACTCTGGTTTTCTTGTTCCTTTTTACGTTGATGAAGTTTTGCCAGGAGATAGTTTTAAGCTGACTGCTACTCTTTTTGCTCGTTTATCTACTCCTATCGTCCCGTTCATGGACAATTTGTATCTGGAGACTTTCTTCTTTTTTGTTCCAAATCGGCTTGTTTGGGATAATTGGCAGAAATTCAATGGTGAACAGAAGAATCCGACGGATTCAACGGACTTTCTGATTCCTACGGTTTCCGGCACGAACGTGCAGAATCAGACTTTGTGGGATTATTTTGGCCTTCCGACGAATGTCAATAAAGCATTGAAAGTAAATGCGCTTCCTTTCCGTGCTTATAATCTCATTTTCAATGAATGGTTCAGAGATGAGAATCTTCAAGAATCTTTAAAAGTTCCAACAGGCGACGGTCCAGACAATCTTTCTGATTACAGTCTTGTTCGTCGCGGTAAGCGTCACGACTATTTCACATCATGCCTGCCGTGGCCTCAAAAGGGTCCTGGCGTTGAAATTTCTCTCGGTGGTACCATTCCTGTTTCTGGTGACGTTTCTTTTTATAGACAGGTCGGTTCTTTTCATTCAGACAATGGCATTTCGAGTGTTAATAATTGGTCTAATAAAGTTCTTTTTAAAGAAACCGTTCCTTTTACCATTGGTAATAAGGATGCCAATTTCACTGGTTCTGTCCCTTTGTCTTTCCAAGGATCTTTTGTCGCTTCGGATCCTCATCCGGCTAAAATTTCTTTTTTCGCGGGTAAGTATGGTATTACCTCCGATGGTTTTACTGCTGATCTTTCGAAAGCAACTCCAATTTCTATCAACGAT